GGGTGCGTAATTATTCATAATTAACCCTACTTGGTTTCAACACCAAATAATGTAAAACTCATATCCACTGCACTAGCGTATGTCTTAACGACATCTTTCTGGCCTAAACACATCCCGATAACTGCCGTGAATGTCGTGTTTGCTGCAACAGACTTATCGTAATAAAGAAACTGCTTGTCATTGTCAGCAGCCCCCGCAACATTGACCCGAAGCCTGAATGTGATCGCAGAGCCTGTCCGATTACAAGCCAGAAACGAGCTAACCGTAGTCTGGGTGAGGTCTGGAACCGTGTACAAAGTCTCTTGCGTGGTTGCCGCGCAATCCAACTGACCCAATGCTTTAATTGCGTCACTCACGACGCTCCCATCAATAAGAACTGAAACCGACGAATAGCCAAACTCCCGTCTTTGTCTCCCTGCGTTTTAGCCAACACGACATCGTTCTTCACTTCCTGAAGTGATTGTTCAATCTGAACTCTCGTCGTTGCCTCGTTCCTAAAATCATATTCTTCAGCAGCAACTGGTAATGGAACTACTCTACTCTGTGCCATTACCTTCTCCCGTCCGGTCTCATATCAAACCGTAAATCACCTAAACGCCAGCCAAACCCAGTTCCGCTGCTCTCGATACGGAAAGCAGAGGATCTAGTTCTCGCCCTCAAAAACGACTGCTGAGTGCTAGATGTCACTGTGGATGTAGATAATGTTGTTAGATCCTCCAACGGAAAATCCTTTCCCTTAACTATTACATCCATAGAAGCAGAACCTGTATTACCGCTAAAGGTGAAATCAGGAATCATCCGGCTCAACAGCATGTATTTCTCGCCATCACCCATCTCTATATCGCCTGACTCGATAAAGGCCGTCATAGCAGAGCCATCATCGTCATAGCCTCGCTCTTGGATATAGAGGTAATTGGTATCGGAGCTGGTAACAACAGAACTGGCAATAGGATAATTCTTGCTATTAGCCTCTATCCAAGCCCCTCTCTCCATCGTCCCAACCGACCATAACTGTTCAGCATAGTTATAGGTCACATAATTTGTGACCTCAGTGTTCTCTGATCCGATTGGATAAAACCAAGTGACTTCGTTGTGATCTACGTTCGTGGTCGCAAAAACCTTAAATGCTTGACCAATATTAAGATTTGAGAACACATAGTCGAGAACGCTACATGGAATAGGCTGAATTGACCCCGTGTAGACATAAAATCCGCCACGATCCATGAAGTAAACGGCACCACCAGCATTGACAGCGGCCTTTGGAGATACCATTGATATCCCCTCATTCACTACAGAGAACTGAAAGATAAAGGGAGAGCCAATAAACCTCATCGAGTGCATACCGGCATCAGTCCAGATCAGCATTTCTTGTCGCGTTTTAAGCGCGCCAATGATGATTGATCCCGTGCTGAGTGTGACACCGCCTGCGCTGTTTATAGCTGTCGGAGTCCAATCAACCGCTGATTCTGAATCGCTCCACCGTATATGCAGAGGATCTATCGAGGAAGACCCTATCGGGTTAACCCCAAAGCAAATAACATGCTTGTCAATATCCGACATCATCACCTGTAAGGCGATTGTCGGCGCATTAGAAGCCCCTGCAACAGCGGATAAGGCTACGCCTCTTGCAGAGGTTCCAGAACTCTCGTCCCAATAATAGACACCACCCGCTCTGACGTTAAATACCAAGTCATCGCCAAAAACATCCTGACTGTATAAACGTAACTGACCGCTGGCAGACAAGGCACTTGAGCTACCAAATGTACCCGACCCCCATGTATTAGCGCCCCAACCAACGCCTTGAACATAGGTATCTAGGCCGACAGAAATCTGATAAGCGCCATCAACCCCAGAACCGCCATCACCAGAATCACTGCTGTTAGCGGTGACGGTATCCCCGTCTGTGTCTTTGGCTGTGATCGTGTAAACATCGGTAGAGGTTATGCCTGCTATTTGATATTCCTGATTCAACACTGCGGCTATAATCAAGCCGCCCAAGCTGGCCGATCCTGAAAATGTAACAAAATCATTAACAGAAGCCCCGTGATCATCATCGGTCACGGTGATCGTTGAAGATCCATTGGTTGCCGCAAAAGTTACTCCATCGGTGGTGGTCGCCCTGATTGGAGTTACATCATAATAACTAGACCCTTCATTGATGTAGAACTTCAGGGTTGTACCAAGCCCTACATAGGCAACGCCATCAGCAACCACCCAATCCTCAAGAGATCGACAAACCCCTAAAAAACTACTAACAGAATACTTTTCCCAACCACCGATCTTCTCAGGACGACCCTTTCTGAAACGAACTTTATCGGAGTTATACCAGCCCGCATCAGCAGAGTATTCCGTACCTTCACGGTTAATTCCTGGTTTGAACTGTAATTTGGTTAACGGCATTCCTATCTCACATAAGGATTAAACGGCATTCTAGGCGGCATATAAGACGGATAGTTTGATAATAAAGACCCTATCCCTCTCGGTACTCCATAGCCCTGACTGAAAACACCGCCGCCAAAACCGCCACCGTAAGGAGACCGTGGGTATCCACCAAATCCTCCTCCATAAAATGGCTGCTGATAGCCTCCAAATCCTCCTCCAAATCCTCCGCCATACAAGGGCTGCTGATAACCTCCAAACCCTCCTCCATACGGCTGCGGTCTCATACCTTTGCCTGGACTGCCGTAAAAACGAGGCCGCATACCGAGAGGGCCAGTTGCTGCCGCTTCATCAGCAGTTTGACCAAAAATGTTGGTTCGTTCTAGTGTTGGGGCTGTTGGTGTTGGTGGGGCTGGCTCTCTATCCCCATTCAGGCTTTGCATCTCTGGAGCTATATATCCTGATTGTTCGCGTCTTTGCCTACGCTCATCCCACTTTTGCCATGCTTCAGTTCCAGGGAGTACCCAAGTAGTGTGGTCTCTTTTGGTTTTCCACCTTTCCATTGTACGAGGATCACTTGGATCGTAATACGTCGGCGGCGGAGGCGGACTTTTATTGTGAGATAAAGCAGGTACTGGGCTGTCTTTAGTACCGCCTTTCAACATATAAGTTTCCGCTTTGTCTACGGAAAGACTGATGACGGGGCCATCAGAAAAAGACTTTTTGTCCTTGACTACCAAATCGCCAACTTGGTCTCCCTTTTCCAAATCAGATACTTCCACAAACCCCTTGTTGTTAACAAAATAGGGATGACTATAGGAAGTTACTATGCTGTCACTATCCTCAAAGAAAACTTCACATCTTGGGCTGCTTTCAATTCTTTGTACCCTAGTGACTTTTTCTGGCTTTTCTGAGGTAGCAACTTCATCCCCAACCTTGAGATTTCCAGCCAATATCCAATCATTGTTTGCTAACTGAATGTGTTCTTTTGGGCTAGGACAACTGTGCATCCGCCCCTCATAGCCAAGTTGGCTCCACCTCTCTCGCTCCAGTCTCCTTTTTTCTGCCACAGACTCCAGAGTCCTTACTGGATCAGTGGACTCAGAAGCTGCTAACTCATCTCCTAACCATGATGGCGGCTGGTAAACAAAATTTGGATCTTGCTGTGGGGGAGTGGGGGGAGTGTTTTGAAGATCCTGCTGAATTGGTAGCCCTCTGGGGAAGCCTTCAGCTTGGTGGCCAAAACCTGCCAGACCTCGTGTTGGCCTGCCAGGAACTTGCTCAGTCTGTGTCGGCGGAGGCGGAGTCGCACGAGGCGCTATCTGAAGCGTCCTAGCCCCCCCTTCAGGATGCGCTTCAGTAATTGAAGACGGAGGATGAGGGGGTTGAACCGGCTCTGACCGGAAGGGTCTTCCTTGGTCATAATAAGCGTTCTGTGACGGAATCCCATAAGGCGCTCTGCCCTTACCAGGACCGGCAGGGTATCCTCCGCCGTACTGAGGCTGCTGGTAACCTCCAAATCCTCCGCCATACGGCGGTTGCTGCTGTGCTGGCGGTTGACCAAAAGGCGCTCTGCCCTTGCCTGGACCGGCAGGGTATCCTCCGCCATACGGAGGCTGCTGATAGCCCCCCGGCCCACCAATTCTTCCGCCCATTGACATAAAAATGCCCTCAGTAAGACCCGGTACGGATCATTTCCGTCAGTTCTTTAGCCCTGTTACCCACCTGACCTGACCACCGAGAATCCATAAACTGATCTGCTGCTTCGCTCCAATCTCCCTCTGCCATCGCTGAAAGTGCCTTCTTGAACGCTCTCAGGCGCGTTTGCCCAAGATTGAAACTAATATCAACCATTACATCCTGACGAACGTCATCAAGACCAGCAAACCAGTCATATTCAGAATCAAGTTCGCTAGATACGCGATCAATATCATTTTGAAGCAAATAATCAACTTCATCATCAGAAAGCCCAAGACCTCCAGACTTATCGACATTTCTACCGACTCCTATCGTGACCTTGTTTTCGCTGCATTTGTAAGCATGAGATTCCACGCCCTCATGTCTTTTCAGCATCTCAATTAACTTATCACTCATTTCTGTTTTGCTTTCCCGATATTCAATGCCAGCAAATCAACCAGCTTGTAGAGCTTGCCGATCCATACATCGTCTTTTGGCGTCGGTGTTGATGCCGCTATCAGACTTGCCGCCGTCACAATCATGGTGATGATACTGATGGCTGTAAAAACATTACCCATATATGACTCCTAATTAGTTAGCAGCTATATAAGCGTTGCCCATCGTTACTGCTGCTGTGTAGCTGGTCTTGCTTGCAGACGAGCCTGCTACATCGGGGGTATCATCATCTGAATCAACCGGGGCATAGACCAAAATAGTAGAGATGTGATCTACATTTCGCTGAACCATCTCGTTGATTTCAGCTTGGGTTGCTCCCTCTGCAACACGATCTGAGGAACTGCCGTTGCTGTTGATGTCCGTAATCAACGTCACCGAATCGGTGGCCGCTGTTAATACTTCTGTTACTGTTTGTGCCATGTCAATTATCCTTCTAGTGTTGTTACACGAGCCGTTAAGGCTTCGATTAAAGTTTGTTGCTCTTGGATAGCCTTGACCAAGATTGGTACAAACTTGCTGTACTGCATGCCGTACTGCTTGCCATCATCTGAAAGAGTAACAGTCAAGTTAGTCTTATTGTCTTTATCGTACCCCGCCGCTTTTTCTAAAACTTCAACCGCTTGAGCTTTGAAGCCTACGTCTAGCCAGTCTTCTTTATGGGTTCCGTCTGGAGTCTGCGCGTTAAGATCATAACCATCAGCAGTCTTATCACCATACTTAGAACGCTTGTCCCATTTGTAAGTGACAGGAGCCAGTGCTTTAACAAAGTCTAAGCCTATATCTAGGGCTGTGAAGTCTGTCTTGTCTCGTTGGTCAGAGGCTACTGTCCAATCTACTTGGATGTGGGATTCAGTTATATTCTCGTCACCAAGGATAATTTCATTGCTACCTGTAGTTATGTTGCCGCCGGGACTTCCTGTTCGTCCTGAATCTGTGCCTAATAAAAGATTATTACCGCCTGACGTTACAAAAATACCGGCGGAACCACCTACACAAGTGTTGGAAGCTCCCGTAATCACATTACCGCTTGCGTAACCTACTACCGTATTGGAAGTTCCACAGTTGGCAATTAAAGCTCCAGAACCTACTGCCGTGCATCTAAGACCATCATCAGTTCCAGTCCCTGCGGTATAACCAACAAAAGTGTTGTCTGCGCCCGTGGTTACAGCATCTCCAGCATTAGCGCCCACAGCGACATTGTTAGCGCCTGTGGTGTTTGCAAATAAAGCTGCGTTTCCAACGGCTGTGTTGTTAGATGCTGTGGTATTGCTTTCTAAAGCACTATCACCTAAAGCAGTATTAGTTGCACCTGTGGTGTTATAGTACAAAGCATCTTTACCAACAGCAGTATTACTAGTAGCTGTGGTGTTAGTTAGCAAAGCACCTGTTCCAAGAGCAGTATTATTTTCTCCTGTGGTGTTTGCTGATAAAGCTGAAGTACCAACTGCTGTATTGCTGCCTGCTATGGTATTAGCGTCTAAAGCTAAAGCACCAACGGCGACATTTGAAGCGCCAGTGCTATTCACCAATAGTGCCTGACTACCAAACGCAGTGTTATTGGCAGCAGTCGTATTCGCCCCAAGCGCGTTATCCCCCATAGCGACGTTATTTGTGCCTGTGGTGTTAGCATCTAGAACCCTGTATCCGACAGCCGTGTTGGTATCACCTGTGGTGTTGGATATCATGGCGTCACGACCAATAGCAACATTATTACCTGCTGTTGTGTTAGCCGTAAGAGCGTTCTTACCTATAGCGACATTGCTGCTGGCCGTCGTATTAGCTGCTAAAGAATCAGCGCCAACAGCAACGTTGTATTCTCCTGTTGTATTTGCTGTCAGAGTACCGTAACCAATAGACGTATTAGCATTTGCTGTCGTGTTGGCGTCTAAAGCATAACTACCGACTGCTGTATTAGATGCGCCTGTAGTGTTGGCTCCTAAAGCCTGATAACCGACTGCGGCGTTGTTATCTGCTGTTGTGTTTGCTGCTAAAGCTGCTCTACCTAAAGCTGTGTTAGATGTACCAGTTGTGTTGCTTTCCATTGCCTTACGACCAACAGCAACATTATCTGCTGCTGTATTTGCTGTAAGAGCATCTTCACCAACTGCTACGTTATGATTTCCGTTACCTGCATCTAAAGCCGCAGAACCTACAGCAACATTTCCAGAGCCTGTGGTATTAGCTTTTAAAGCTTCTTTACCAATGGCAGTATTAGTCGCTCCCGTTGTATTTGCTGTTAATGCTTCGTGTCCAAAAGCTGTATTACCATCAGCAGTTGTGTTTGCTCCTAGTGCATCAAGACCAAAAGCGTTATTACCATTACCTGTAGTGTTAGCGTCTAATGCTCCTTTTCCAAGAGCACTATTACTGTGCCCTGTTGTATTCGCTCCTAAAGCCAAGTACCCAACGCCCACATTGCTAGCTGCCGTGGTGTTGGAGTCCAAAGCGTAAGTGCCGACTGCGGTGTTGTTTCCTCCGGTCGTGTTCGCGGTCAAGGCGTCCTTACCTATAGCGACGTTGTTAGAAGCTGTTGTGTTGGCATCCAAAGAAGCGTGACCGACCGAAACATTGTTGCCGCCTGTGGTGTTGACTTGTAAAGCAGAGCTTCCTACAGCCGTGTTGTTAGATGCTGTGGTGTTAGTATATAAAGCATCCCTACCCAACGCTACGTTAGAAGCACCTGTGGTGTTTGAAGTAAGTGAGCGAGAACCGAGAGCCGTGTTGTGATCGGCTGTGGTGTTAGCGTCTAAAGAACCTTGACCAACTGCAACATTTCCTGCACCTGTGGTGTTGGCTATCATAGCTCCGTGACCAAGTGCTGTGTTATTTGAAGCTGTGGTGTTGACGTTTAAAGCATTCGCTCCTACACCTACATTAGAATCACCTGTGGTGTTTGCTGCTAAGGCTAGATAACCTAGTCCTATATTATTTGTCCCTGTAGTGTCTGCTGTTAAAGCCCCTTTACCTACTGCTATGTTATTATCGCCAGATGTTAAAGCTGCAAAAACATCAACACCTAAACCAGTATTATAGTTAGCAGCATCAATAGTTCCTGTGGAATTATCTCCAAACATAATTGAAGAAGTTCCAAACGCTTTATAATTTAATTGAGAACCATTAATGGTTAGAACGTCTGTTTCTGTAGTTCCATCAATATCAATGTCGCCTGATATGTCTAACGAAGCACCTGTTAGGACTCCTGCTACAGCAAGCGTAGAGGCCATATCCACAGCACCATCAATGTCTACGACATCTAGGTTAG